TTATTTAGGTGATGATATTAAAAATAGCTTTTCTCAAATCAAAGATTTTAAGAGAGTACCATAATGGCAAATGATGTAATGATAGATATTGAAAGTTTGAACACAACACCTGATTGTGTTATACTTACTATTGGTGCTGTGCGATTTGATCCTAAAGGCAATGGCGTTGCTGAACGATTAGAATTAAGACCTACAGTTGAGGATCAAACAGAGATTTACAATAGGAGTATTAATGAAGATACATTACGATGGTGGAGTGAGCAGAGCCCTGAGGCACTTGAAGAAGCATTGGGAGACACAGGACGCACACCATTTAGTGAGTGCATGGAGACCCTTTATAAGTTTTGTTGGAACCGTCGTGCTGTTTGGAGTAATGGTGCGCCATTTGACTTGGTTGTAATGGAACATGCATGGCGACAAACAAGTGACAAGCCTAATCCAATACCCTGGCCTTTCTGGACTATGAGAGATACTAGAACACTTTGGGAAATAGCAGGTGTTAAGTTACAATCAGGTGGACATGTTACAAGTCACAAAGCGGTAGAAGATGCTGAACGTCAGGCTATTGTTGTACAGCAAGCATATATGAAATTAATAAAAGCAGGATTAGTTGAACACAAATGAAAATTGGATTTAATTGTAGTAGTTTTGATTTGTTTCATGCCGGACATGTAACAATGTTAAAGATGGAAAAAGAATTGTGCGACTATTTAATAGTTGCATTACAAGTTGACCCCACGATTGATAGACCGGGCGTTAAAAACAAACCATGTCAAAGTGTATATGAACGGTACGTACAATTGCAGGCATGTAAATATGTGGATGAAATTTTGGTATACTCAACCGAATACGATTTACTACAAATGTTAATGACCCAAACTATTCATATTCGTTTTCTAAGTGAAGAATATGTTAATAGAGATTTTACCGGAAAGCAATATTGTATTGACAATGACATTGAATTGCACTATCATAAGAGACAACATAACTATAGCAGTAGTGAACTACGGGCTAGAGTTGCAAAGTTAGAAAATATGAAAGACGAAACAGTTAGTATCCCACAACATTCACCGGAGCTTATAAAATGATTATACTTATTGGACATGGATATATCGGTAAAGCGATAAAGAAAGAATTAGAACAACAAAATTTAGAACATATTTGGATTAAGCATAGTGACCCTGTACCAGCCGGTAAACGAACAATTATTAATGCTACTGGGTTTACGGGTGTACCTAATGTAGATGCTTGTGAGATTTACAAACAAGAAACAATTGATGGCAATGTATTGTATCCTTTGTTCTTAGAGCAGTCAGAGAAATGTCCTATTGTACATATCTCTAGTGGTTGCGTATATACAGGATATGAAAAACATTATAGTGAAACTGATGAACCTAATTTCAATTTTAACAATGGTAGTTTCTATAGTGGAAGTAAAGCATTAGAACAAAAACTATTAGAACCCTATATGAATAAGAGTTATCTGTTGCGTATTCGTATGCCTTTTAGTGATGACCATGACCCTAAGAATCTATTCAGTAAATTAGCACGTTATGAAAAATTGATTAACTATGAAAATAGTTTGAGTTATGTTCCTGATGTGGCTAAAGTTGCTGTAGAGTTTGCAAACAATCATAAGACAATACCTAAAGGATTGTACAATGTGTGCAATCCAGGATCAACTACTACTAAGTATCTATCGGATAGACTAGGTTTCAATAAAGAGTGGTTTACTAAAGAAGAATTTAAACAAGCAGTGGTTGCTCCGCGTAGCAATTGTGTATTAAGTACAGATAAGTTACAAAGTGTGTTCCCGATTCAAACTCTTTTATCAGCACTAGCTAATTGCATCCCTAAATATAATGAAATTTAACTCAGACATTGACATTGACTTTGGCAACAGAGATAAGATATTAGAACATATCAACCATATCCCTGCGGCAATGCGTAACGCCAAGCCAATACGTAAACATGCTACTGGTATCTATGTTACTGATATTCCATATGATGCTATTAATAATATGGCAAACATAGATTATAATGATGCTGAAAACAGAGGTTATATTAAATTAGACTTGTTGAATGTTCATGTATATGACAAAGTACATGATGAGGCTCATCTAACTGAACTAATGAGTGAGCCTAAATGGGAAAGATTAAATGATAGGGTATTTGTAGAGAAGTTAATTCACTTAAGCAATCACTATAACAGTATGCAGAAGATGCTTGAGCCAATTAACAGTATACCTAGACTTGCTATGTTTCTTGCTATCATTCGACCTGCTAAGAAACACTTAATTGGATTAGATTGGAAGACAGTTAATCAAACTGTTTGGGATAAAGGCACTGATGGATATCACTTTAAAAAGAGTCATAGTTTAGCATATGCACATTTGGTAGTTGTACATATGAATTTACTTGAATCAGAGCATACGCTTAACCAAGGTAATTGATTTCCGTTTACTTTTACGCTTGCTGAGTTCCAGCATACTACATATGGGACCATGTAGGATAGTAAGACTTTTATTGTTAAATGTACGTATATATGGTTTGAAAGCGACCCAGTCGTCCTTAAGAAACATATTAATAGGTACCAGTCTATTACTTTCCCACCACCAGATATCGCCGAGTTCTAAGAATTTTTCTCTTAAATCTTGATGAATGATAGATCCATAGTCATATATTGTAGTGACTATATCATCTCTATTCTGTACTATACCTACATAGTCTTGACCAGCGTAGGAACATACCGTAATAAAAGGATGATTTTCTGTTAGTTTTTTGAAAAATTCGTTATGTATCATTATTATTGTTACGGAATATTTATCAATTATCTTTACCCAATTTATTTTTATAAATAGTATAAAGGAGCCATATTGTGTATTCAACAAATGTTTATAAGTTTAAGCCAAGACAAGTTGTTGTTTTGTACAGTGGTAATTCTACCAGGAGGTACCAGATAGTGTACGCTAAGAATTTAACATTAAACAAGGGTGTGGATAACATTATTCAATTCCAGTTTCTAAACCAAGAACAAAAATTCATAGATATTAGTAGTTTTGATATTACTTTTAGATTGATTAACTACACAGGTAAGGAAATCTTGTTTCGCAAAGCATTAACCGCTACCTTACCATTGACTGGAATAGCTGAATTAGTTACTAATTCTAGTGATTTAGAGATGATTGATATCCAACAATGCTTTTATAGTTTGGAAATCAATGACGGGACATATGATCTACCAGTCTTTGTTAACAGTGAAGCCAGTGCTAGGGGCGTTATACAGATTGTAGATAGTATTTTACCTAGTTTTGTTCCTGCAATGGATATAGAAATTCCAAGTCATGCTATCCCTAATTCTAATACAGTAACATACACTAGTAGTGTAATGAGTACTAATAACAATAGTTTGTTAACTATCCAACCTTTCTTGGATGGTTATTCAGGAACTGTTCAGGTTCAGGGGTCTACATTGCCAGATTCTGGTTGGTATAATATCGGAAATACCCATGCATACTTGGATGCTACCGAGACAGCAGGGTATGCAATTGACGGATTCCACCCATATATTCGTGTGCAGTTCGTCAGCACTCAAGGTAATGTAACCGGATTATTAGCCAGATAATATTGACTTACGCTACATACTATGTTATTATAGTAGTATGTTTGATATCCTAACATTAGTTCCAGGTAAAAAACGACAAACATCTAGTGGTTGGACTAGTTTCAACGCTATTTGTTGTGTCCATGCTGGCCATCGTCCGGATACTAAATTTAGGGGAGGAGTCAAATTTGAAGGTCCTCAACATTGGATGTACAATTGCTTCAATTGTGGGTTTAGTTGTAGTTTTGAATTAGGCAAACCCATATTCCCAAAAACAAGACAGTTTTTATTATGGTGCGGAGTAGATACGCAACAAATACAAAGATGGAATCTTGAAAGTTTACAAAATAAAGACTTCTTGGACTTTAGTGGTAAAAAACAATTTCATAAAATTGAATTCAACACAAAAACTTTACCCCCTGGTGAACTACTAGATATTGAAAATTCTGAACATAAAACTTATGTTGATTATCTACTAAAGAGAAAAATAAATTTAGAAGATTATTCTTTCGTAGTCACCCCTGATGATTCGGGAAGAAACAAAAATAGAATCGTTATACCCTACACTTATAAAAATAAAATAGTAGGGA